TTTCTTGGTCCATGTGTCACGAAGCTCGGCTGTCATAGCCTTAAACTCTTTGACGTCTTCTGGATCTAATAAATTATTTAAACTTGGTGCTTCTTTTTCTATTAACGCATGTATATTTCTTTTTTCTGTCATAATAATCCTTTCATGGTATAATAGTTTGAATGTTTATAGAAAGATACAACATAAGTCAAGAACTATGTAAAAAGATAATACAGTTTTATAATAATAATATACATCAATCTAAACCAGGTTTAACAGGTGGAAGAGTAGATGCTTTAGTAAAAGAATCTTCTGATATTAAAATATCTTCTAATTATTTTGAATATCCTTTTTCAGAATATAGAATAAAACTTCAAGAATTTTTAGAAGATTACACTAACAAATACGAAGAATTAAAATGCTATGAATCTTTTAATGTTAACAGATCTTATAATATTCAACATTATAAACCAGGACAAGGTTATAAAAAATTTCATTGTGAAAGAATGTCAACAAATACAACTGATATTGTTTTAGTTTTTATGACTTTTTTAAACACTGTAGAAAATGCAGGGACACATTTTAAATATCAAGATAGAATTTACGATTGTATTGAAGGTAATACTTTAATATGGCCCTCTGATTTTACACATACTCATAAAGGGGTAATTAATAATCAAAAAGATAAATATATAGTTACTGGTTGGTTTAGTTTTAACTAGTAGTTAAAGTAGATGCCGTTGTAACTGCAGCTGTGCCTAAATCAAATTCTTCAGTTTTATTTCTAATTGGCGCTGCGCCTCCACCTGCTACAAAGCCACTTGGCCCCGTTCCTGCAGTGTCTCCTCCAGCTTCGCCTCTACCATTTGCCATTTCAGTATCTGTAGACCAAGCAGTTCCATTCCAAATTTGTGTTATACCAGATGGGACTCCAGTTATTGCTCCTCCTGCTGTCCATGCAGCTGATGTTGTACCACTACCTACATGACCGTTTTGTCCAAGAACCATGGATGGATTAGATGTCCAACTTGAT